GCGCATTCCTACGAAGTAGGTTCGATATTTATATATTATATCGAACGAGCGAAGCCCTAGCGAAGCGAAGTTCGCTAGAACTTTATAAGTTCTTGCTATATAAGATAACCCGTTGGAAACGGGTAAACCGAACAATCATATTTAATATATTTTATATATGGGGGCTAATATATATAAAAGCCCTGGTCACAGGGCTGATATAACAGAAAAATTTGATGGGATAGTACATCAATGTATTGCTGGCGCATTAAAATACCCTGGGTCAAATGCTCAACCTTCGGTTGAGGTATAGACTTAGACACTTACCTAGGCATATGTCTAACTCTCACCTTAAGGTGGAGACTATGATTCTATTCTGCTGGCTTAACATAATATATATTATCTGGTACTTATGTTATGCGACTATCTACCCATCAGTAATCTACCCACGAGTAACATTACCCGCTAGTAACCTACTCATTGGTAACTTACCCATCAGTAACATTACTCACTAGTAACATAGCGGGGAAGTCGGATACCATATAAATATATAAGGCATCCACCCGATAACCGATAGTGTGATGGACATCACATAGTTTACCCCTTGACATTCCCTTGATTGTATGATTGCCCCGATATGTCCGAATTGTATGCATAACCCCATAGACCCCCGAAAATGTGATGTAACTCACAGAGACTTACGCTCACAGGGTGCTTGACAAGCGTGTGATGTATCCCCTAATGTTCTCTACATAAGCAAGACGGCACGACAACAACTACACAGAGACAGGAGAAACTATGAAAGAGAATCCTCGTGTATGGCATAGATGCACTGTGTGCGACTTCTATACCGATGAATTTCGGGAGGGCGATAGCCTAGACGGATTCGCTACCTATTGCTGCTACTCACTAGCCGAAAGGGTACTAGTACGAGCAACACCCGAAGAGGTAGCAGACTTAGAATCTTAGTGAGGTAACTCACAGTCTCACACCCTTGACAGAGGGCGCAGAGTTCGAGACTCTAGTGGGACACGCGGAAAGACCGCACAGACAGGAGACAAAATGCCAGACATTAAGAAAACCTACGAAGTCAAGGTAGTCGCAGAGTATTGGGCTACCGTAGAAGTTGAGTCGGGGGAGAATCTCACCAACGAGCAGATTGAGGAGAGGGCGTGGAATGACTTCTATGCCGAATCCTATCGGGCGAGTATTGAAGAGGTATCTATCGAGTCGGAAGAGTCGGAGTGCGAGGAGTGCTACGAGACCGATGTGGACGAATCGCATATCTGCGAGGAAGAGACAGGGGAGGAGTCTGCCGAATGAGTTACGCGGTTAAGAAGTCAATACGCGAGGAACTAACGCACGCGATGGAGTCTGCGGGGTACTCATTCGATGACCTACGAGACAACTCGCACGAATGGATAGATGGGTACTTACCTATCTATAACAACACGATTATTGCCGAATGGCAGAATATGCCAGGGCATTACGATAATCGGGGCTACGCAGAATTAGGTCAAGGCGGTGAGATAGATATCATCAACCTTATGAGTCTAGACCTTTACCTCTACTATACAGATTTATTCCACGAAACTCTCAACGAGATGGAAGCGGGGCAAGAATGAAATGTACAGATTGTGGCGCAGATGTGGGTAAGTATGAGATGTTTCCAGGGGATAGATGCCTATCCTGCCACGCTATGGAATTCGATAAGCATCCAATGCCTACAGCGCAGGAGATTCGGCAGATGTGGGGGATGTGACCCATCTCACAAGCCTTAACTATTGACGATAGCGAGATGAGCGAGACATCATAAGGCACGAGGTTAGCGAATGCCTAACCTAGCAAGACCAACGGACGGGAGATAGAAGTGAAAGAATGCAAGATTGACGGATGCAATTCAACGGAGTTAGTATATAGCGGGATTGACGCCTTTATCCTAGGGGTAGAGACCGAGACCATCTGCTATGACCACGCCAACGAGCAAGCGTTAGCGAGTGCCAACTAATGAAACAGATGAACCAACGAGATGCGATTCATTACATCGCAACGCGTCAAGAGTTCCGAGCCAGCGCCCTAGAGGGCAGGGTTTACGGGCTAGACAACGGGAGACTAGACCCTGAAGAAACCGAGAGATATAACCGAGACCTTAACTCTGTCACCTATTGGGTCTACTCTTACAGTACCCCGATAGCGTGGTACACAGAGGGCAACGGGTGGTATGTAGTCGAGCAGAAGTTTAGTGTGACTACGAGTAAACATCAGAATTATGTACGCCGTGCGGTTGCTGAGAGTTTGCTGGGAGTTTGATATGAAATTACAGGAAGTGGATACAGTTCAAGACCTTGAAGAATGGGTCAATGAGAATATGCCAGGGGCACGATTGACAGTAGATAGTGCAGGAGATATCGTAATTCATACAGGGTTGATGTCCACGATGGGCGGATACTTACACGAGACAGGGGCAGACGAATGAAGTTAACTAAGCGAGGCGAGATAGCATTCAAGGTGCTACTCATAGCAGGTGCAGGGTTGCTAGCCTGGGGAATCTGGGAAGTAATCTCCCACCTATGGTGGACGGGAACGGGATATTGCTGGGGAGATATGTACGAGTGCACTAAGGGCGGTCTGCTATGAATTGCATCGAATGCGAGGGCGATGGTTGCACAAAATGCACCGACTTTTGCGGTGATTGCTTGACCCCATTAGAAAATTGCGGGTGCAGACCGTGATGGCGTTGATACTGGCAGGATTCCCGATTGTATTGTTATCAGTCTTCGGGATTATCCTAAGTGACCAACCAATCGCAGACGAATGATAGCACTAGCGATGTTGATACTGGTACACCCGATAGATATTGACGGGGATTCTTTCAAAGATTCTCGTGGAGAATATCGGTTAGTCCAAGTCAATACGCCAGAGGTGGGGCGATGCTGGCACGATGAAGCGCAAGCGGTGCTTAGAAAATATCTGAAATCTGGGGGAAGACTTTCATTTAAGAATGACCCTAGCCTAGATGTTATTGACAAGTACGGTAGAAGATTGGGATACTTATTCCAAGACAAGAAAAATATTAATATCGAAATCGTGAGGCAAGGTGCAGGTGTGCCTTACTTCTATGAGGGAAAGCGTGGCACATATGCACGAGAGATACTCGTTGCTATGTATTACGCCAAGCAACACAAACTAGGGCAGTGGGGACACTGCAGGACAGGAGAATAAGATGGATGAACAAGAGACCGAGCAAGTCAGTTGGACTATGTTGATTGACTTAGCCGAACAGTTAGTTGAACTTTCAATTACTTCTAAGGAGGGTGAAGAGATTGTCCGAACCAATGCATCTACAAGGTGACACGATTGCATTAACCAACACAGGATATGCAACGCAAGAAGTTGAATGCGATTGCGGTAACTTGATGGAGGTGGAAGTACAAGAAGAGTACTCGCACGGTGAGACCACTTGGTATGTTGAATGGTCTTGCCCTAAGTGTGATGTATCCCATACCACAGAAGGTTGGTACTAATGAATCAGTATCGAGTCTCGTATAAGGTAGAAGGCGTACGCATTATGAATGTGTGGTTGCCTGATGGCGTAGTACCACCTAAGGAGTTCTATCTATGGGACTACCCGCAACAGGATGAATGGCTGTATGCACACCAAGCGCACAGTAATGTACATCTAGAAGATATCCATCACGCAGAGGCGGAGTCAGTACTCAAGGTCACGCACCTTAAGGCAGTTTAATGGGGAGCATACTGATACTACTGGCTCTCGCCTTACGATATAAATCTAAGTGGACTTATTACTATCACAACTGGAGGCAACGATGATTGACCCAGCATACTTACCACCTGAATGGATGACATCAGCACTATGTGCACAGATAGATACAGAAATTTTTTATCCTGACAGGGGAGATTCTGCCTCGGCAGATATGGCAAGAAGCATATGTAAGATGTGTGATGTTAAGGCGCAGTGCTTAGAGTATGCGTTGAGCAACGGTGAAAGATATGGAATTTGGGGCGGAACTAATGAGCGTGACCGCAGACCAATGCTCAAGGCTAGAGGTATAGCGTGTTAAAGGATAGGAGTTGGCACGAGAATGGACTGTGCAACGGGCATAAAGACCCTGACCTATGGCACTACGACAACTCAACCAAGCCAGAGATTAAGGAAGAGCAAGTTGTCCGAAGTGTCCAGGCTATACGCATATGTAACGATTGCCCAGTTAAATGGGATTGCCTGCAGCAAGGACTTGAACCTGAGAATTTGCTGTGGAGTATTGACGGACACGGTTCTATATGGGGTGGCAGGCTTACATCTGAGCGTGCACTGATGGCTGGCTATCACCCGACCCACAATATGGTAGCCAAAGAGGAGAGACACGCAGGGAATGTTAGGAGAAACCTTGGTAGAATTGTCAGATGAAAAAGAGAATGATAGTTCTTATCCTGATGTTCATCTTTGCCTGGACATTTCCCCTAACGCATAGCGTCCAAGTCAATGTGAATATCTCAGCACCTCATAAGGTACAGACCAAGGCAACTTGGGAACAGAAGCAGTACAACAAGGCTATGGCTATGCGCTTTGCTAAGGCGGGCTGGGATTGGGACAAGAGACAGCGAGGCTGTGTCTATAGATTGTTTATGTCCGAGTCAAGGTTCGACCATCTAGCAGACAATAAGCACAGCACTGCATACGGTATCGGGCAGGTGCTTGGAGAAACTAGCAAGCAACCAGAGATACAGATACTGCACGCATACAAGTATATTGAGCACAGATATTCCACCCCTTGCAGGGCACTAGCCTTTCATATTCATCGCAAGTGGTACTGATGTTCGACCTGTACAACCTAGAGAATCCAACGATAGCGTGCATCTGTGGTTGTTTGATGTTTCAGATTACTGTAATGTGGGACAGTGAGACAAGAGAGGTAGGTTGGTATGACCTGCGACAGAAGTGTAAGGAATGTGGGGCAGAGTCAACTGCGCCAACTCCGATTGACGAAGGAGTCTGATGCCTAAGTATGATTACAAGTGCAACGAGTGCGGTGGCACGCAAGAGATTGAAAGAAGTTTCGGTGATAACACTGAACCCATTTGTTGCCAAGCAACAATGAGTAGGATATGGTCAGCACCAGCCATCAAGTTTAATGGCTCTGGTTTCTATAGCACAGGAGGATAGATGAACACAGTACAAAGTTGGAAAGAGATTGTCGAACTACATCACGCAGAGTTAATCAAGGATTACCCTGAAGGATTATGGGTTGACCCAGGTGAGGTTGACTACGATAGCAAGGAAGAGTAATGACTCACGATTGTAAACATATGTTTGTCAACGATGAAGATAAGGCTAAAGGAATCTGCGGGAAGTGTGGTATTTCTTTTGATGAGTGGCACGGATGACTCACGAAGAATTGCTGAAACATCTATGGGAGAAACGCAACGCAGGTTGCAATCATTTAGATATTCACTTTGCTCTTAGTGCGGTAGTGGAATTACACAAGCCCTTCAAGGAAAGGTTTGAACACGGGGAAGAATATCTTGCCTGTTCGCACTGTACCGAATGGACAACTGTTGGTGAATATTTTTCTAATTATCCTTGCTCAACTATTCAGGCGATTGAGTCTGCTCTTCACTAGGGTCTGAGTCTTCATCACGGTATGGCTTGAAGCCACCAATCTTATGGATTAGTTTCTTGATGGCACGCTTGTTACGCATACGAGCAGTGTCTTCACTACCTAGTTCCATCTCTTTGGCTATGTCACCAAAGTCCATCGCTTCTGCATAACGTAGGAACAATAACTTCCTATCGTCTTTGCTTAACTTCCAGAATCCAAAGTCAACTTCAATCATCATAGCCATTAAGTTGCCACCCTCATTGGGTGCACTAGGTTTACCTGGTCTGCCAAGGTTTAACTGTGCAGTGATATTGAAATCACCACGCAATACAGAGGGCAACAGTGCCTCAACCATATCTGATTCATAGTAAAACAAATCAGAAGTTTCATAGCCACCTGACTTAGCCTTCCAGTGCTGGCAATAATCTAACGCTTGGTTACGCAGGCTACGATAGATTAAGTTCTTAGCATCCTTCTCACCGATTGCTTCCCACTCATTCAACTTATTGGGATGCTCAATGAACCACTGATACAGTAACTGCTTGATGTCTTCAAAGTCTATCTCAAACTTACGGTGATACTCAGAGGCAACGGAATCAACTACATAATCCCAGTGCTCGATACGTGCCCACTCAATCATATAATCTTAAACCCTTGGTCAACGTGAATG